AGGTGTTAATATATACATATTAAAAAACCCAAGAAACATAAGCGCAATTGGTATCAACATACTTATCAATACGTGTTTCACCTGTAATCCCGGCATTATGCTATCTACGTCCGATAGATCATAATAAAATGTTGACAAAAAGAAAAGCGTCAGTAGCGTACTTACTACAATATGTATATTTGATTTGACTTTTTCCAAAAACAATGCAATATATTTTACTATTATTTCAAACATCGTTGGATTACAAGTTCTCGGTAATAATGTCATATCATTTGTATTTTTAATCAAATCCAATATTGTTGTATACAGTCCTAATTGTTTATCATAACAAAATAACGTAACGAAAAATGAATTAAATAATAAATATGCCAAAAGCAAAACGGCGGCCATCGGCACACTAATAATAAGTGTAATTAATACTCTAATAAATATAAAAAGTATAATAAACGTATTTTGCATTACTTTTTTACTAAAATTTTCTGATGAATACGATCTGTATATGTATGACATAAATAAAAAAAATATCAAGGCTAAAAACGTTACAGCTACGAACGGATTTGGAGTACCATTTAAAAAACTTATTATAGTTTCTTTAAAAACCAAAAGGAAAAATTTAACAAAAATAAATACGACCAAGTATAGTGATATAAACTTAACCGGATTTGGTATATAATCATTAAAAAATTTAGCTAATGGCGAGTCAATTAGTACATAATCTACAACATAAGGATACCACAAACTAAATTCAAAAAGATAAAATAAAATAACATAGATCAACTTTTCAAAACTAAACCCTTTTTCCAATTCATCTCTTATCTCTATGGGATTAAATCTAAATAACTTTATATTTTCATTCGCTTTTGAATAAAATGACATGAAATACCAATTATATGTTATCGGAACACTTGCAAACGCAGTTAATATATAAGAAATGTATTCTGTCAATATTTTCTCATCTTCTTTTGTTCCTTTTCCGTCTTTAAGAGCATTCATTAACGGAGGTCCTAGTTTATCTGAAATATCCACAAAATCATAAGCATCTTCAATATACTGTGTCAATAATTCTTTCCAAGTCTTTTTATCCTTTGGATCTTCTATGGGATCATGACCTTCATAGTTGTCCCTATCCTCTCTATCATTTAAATCATCGTCATCATTATTTTCTTCCTGTTCATCATCGCCGTCTATTCCTTCAATTATCTTCTCTTTTTTTTCCGTATTTTCAAGTATATGCGATTCATTTCTATTTTCAGAATTCGTATTTATCAAAACGTCAAATGTTTCAATATTTTTAAAATTCTGTTTTACTTTTTTATTTTTCCGTTTCTTCTTTATATTTTTTAATTTATTTTCCATATGCATGGTTTGAAAATTATGATCATCCGTATTCTCACTAAACATATCCTTTTCCTTTTTTTCCATGATCAAATATATATTATACTTTTAGAATATATATTTATCCTTTACAGTAAACTTATCTTGCATGCATCATACCACAATTTCCTCCGATTATTGAAAACACATTATATCTTTCTTCATACAAAGTTAAATTATAACTATACTCATACAATCTGTAGTTTGAATTACGTACACCAATCAAATTACCGTTATCATCACACACCACATCAAAACTTGAACTTGTCGTATCTATTGACGGAATATACGTATTCAACTCCACTTCAATATTTTTAAACTTATTCATGTTTATAGCACCCGATGGCTGATATTCAAACGGACTCGTATTTAAACAAAAATTATAACAATATAATCCATCCTTCGCAAAACCATTTGTTCTCGTATACTTTTCTACGTATTTATAGACATCTTTCGTCATCAAATTTTCTCTATATTCGCCATTTAACAAAATTGCAAACGTTTCCAATATATCCTTTCTATTCTCCGGTTTAAAATCACCCGTTATCGTTATTCCTGTATTTAACTCTGTAGTCGGCAATGGATGTACTCCCATACCCACATTTAAAGTACTACCACTCAACGGCGTTGTAGGCGCCAAAGATATATTTGATGGCAAGCTTTGATACGGCCAATTTGTATAATTATACCACTCATTACGTAAATTCACGTCATTTCTCTGTAAAAACCACATCCAACTTGCTATCATACCATTGGATTCTATCTTCAACTTCTTTGATCCTATTATATTATCAAACTTATGTTCAAAAACATCTTTTACTAAATATATATGATCTTCTGCTGCAAACTTTTGCGTTTCTTCTTTTGATAAAAAACAATATGTTGATAATAAATGCACATCCGCATTCCAAGTATTTACTTTATTTTCGTAATTATCTGGTGAAATATCTGATGACGGAGGCGTTTGCAAAAATCTATGCATTTGAAATCTTGCTTGATTAAAATCCGGTTTCACATAGGGGAAAGAATAGGATTCATCAAACACATCACGTACTTGAAATAAATCCTGTATTGGACGAAATGTCACTGTTATAGACAATTCATTATATTGCAACGCCACCAACGGAAAAGCACAATTTGAATTCAACGTAAACCATGTATTTATTGGTATATATAAATTACGACCTCTAATAGACGGTTCCGCACCCGTTGTAGATTCTGTATACGCCGCCGAAGGATACGCATTTGTTCTATTAAACGCATATGCCGGATTATTTAATTCCACTGTATTTCCCGTCATTTCATTAAATAAATCTTTCTTTTCACTTGTAAAATCACGTTCAACCATCGCGCCCATATATTGTCCAGAATATCTTTGTAACATCAAACCGCCACAATTTATCGTTACCTCTTTTATCATCTGTGTACCTATCTCCTTTATCCATTTAAAATCATACGGAGACCACCGATCACTAGTATCTGTACACGGTTGATACACCGGACTCCAAATATCCGGCAATGTAACCACTATATACGTATCCATTAATAAATCTGCATATCTCGGGATTTTAAATCTAAATTGAGACTCCTCTGATGTTCTCAATTCTCTTAAACCATCATAATCTATACGAAACTTCTGTAATCCAAAATTTGTATACTTAACATATGCCACTTTAAAAAATGTTTTACATGGATTACCTGTTAAAAATACGTTATTATTGCCAGTTGCTAATATATTTAGTAAACCACCTGCCATTATTTGATATTATATTATATATTTTTATTATATTTGTTTATATATACAATATATAATGGATCTTTTAAATATCTTTATCTACATTGTCATATTTTCAATATTATTTTATGTTTTTTCCAAATTATACAACGCTCGCAAAATAGAAACAGTACAAGTTACCGAAAATATGGTCGGATACATTAATAATCAGGAATTTAATAACATCACAAGTAACAGCAATCTACCCAGTCTTAATACTTTAACAAGCATTGAAAAAAAATATGCACAATTACCATTAAAAGAATACTGTATTAAAGCCTCTTATAATTCCGCCACTACTGGAAAAAGCATCAATAAAAATATGATCAAATATGTACTCTCACGTGGATGTCGCTTTATAGATTTTGAAGTATTTTACTCCAATATTAATGATAATTATAAAGCAGTCGTTGCTGAATCATCCGATCCCGATTTCAAAGTATTTGATACCGATAATCACATAGATTTAGAAGATTGTTTCACTACCATCATAACAAACGGATTCTCTAATACATCACCAAACAAAACAGATCCTCTATTTGTTCATTTAAGAATCAAAACAAAAGATACCAACTGTTACGCTGCCGTCGCAAAAGCCGTTGACTCCATATTAAAACCCAAATTATTTGAAGGACAAGTTACTAAAGAAACAAAACTATCCGAAACTATGGGTAAAATCATTCTTGTTATTGACAAAACCATCCATCGCGATTATAAAGATTATGCTAAATGCAAAGCATCCGATGTTAATTGTTACGATTTAGCAAATTATTTGAATTTAGAAAGTGGTAGTCAAGACTTTAATTTACTCGGTCTTATGCAAATTGAAAACCAACCCCCCAACTATATTCAAATCAAAGATGATAACATTTCTACCAATGTCGTATCTACTAAAGTCGTACTACCATTAAGCAAATCCAATAATAATCCGAATATACAAAAATTAATACTCACCTACGGTGCACAAATCATCGCATATAGATACAACGTCATTGATGAAAATCTAATTGATTCAGAAATCTTCTTCAACGATAGTAGAGGCGGTATTGCACCTCTCGCAGCAGCACTCGTTTATTTTAGAAACGTTCAAAGAGAACAAAAAGGACTCTAACTCTTTTTCTCTTTTTCAATAAAAGGTGACATAAAATCCAAATACTTCTTAACATCCTCTATTTGAGGAGAACTACTTATCAGCTCCCTCTCTCTACTACGTCTTCTACGAGCACGTATGAAATTATTTTCCTTCTTTTTTATCATTCGTTCAGTAATATTATTACTACTATCATTTATTATTTCATTTGTATCCCTCCCATTATTATCATCATAAAATAAGCTTGATTCAAACCAAGAACTATTACTTTTAGAAGAACTCGCAAATGTTGAATTAGAACTTAAACTATCACTACTTTCATTACGGATAATCTTTACTGCTTTACTCATATAATACACTGGATATATTATAATACAATAAACCTATAATATTATATCTATTAATAATATATAATATATATGTCATCTTCAAAAAATATTCAAGAATTAGAATTTAACAATAAATTTTGCAATTCAAAAATGAAATTTCAAGATTGTGAACTTGCAATTGTAAAAGGTGTCATCAGTGACAACAAAAAACAAATTGAAGACGAAAAAGTTATGAACCAAGATATAAAAAAATTAATCTCTATTGTTGAGAACTTTATACGTAGAAAAAAACTTATTTGTTATGGAGGAATCGCTATTAATAATATATTGCCAAAATATGATCAGTTTTACGGTAGTGAGACCAAAATACCTGATTATGATTTTTATTCACCCAATCCCATTGAAGATTCTAGAGAACTTGCAGATCTTTATTATAAAAATGGATACAGAGACGTTGAAGCAAAATCAGGTGTACACTTTGGTACATACAAAGTTTTTGTAAACTATATATCTATTGCGGACATCACCTTCTTACACAATGATATTTACAAAGAACTGTCCAAAGAAGCCATACAAAAAAATGGAATCTATTATGCACCACCCAACTTTTTAAGAATGTCCATCTATTCTGAATTATCGCGCCCAAAAGGAGAACCTGAACGTTGGGAAAAAATTATTCCTAGACTTCATTTATTAAATAAACATCATCCTATAGTATCCTCTAAATGTAGCGAAAAAGAATTTAATAGCAAAAGAAAAGTAGACGAACAAACAAATGCACTTATTAGAAATACATTAATTGATAACGGTGTTGTTTTCTTCGGAGGTTATGCTACACTCCTTTATTCTAAATACGTAAAAGAAGAAAGTAAAAATTTAATAAGTACAATGCCAGATTATGATGTTATTAGTGACGATATTGAGACTACCGCTAGAATTTTGAAAGAAACCTTGAAAAATCAAAAAGAAAAATACAACGTAGCTATCGTGAAACATAAGAAAATCGGCGAAATTATAGGTGAACATATTGAATTAAAAGTAAATAATAAAAGTATTGTGTATATTTACTCACCTATTGCATGTCATAATTACAATAAACTTACCATTAACGGTAAAGAAATCAATGTCGCTACAATTGACACTATTTTATCACTTTATTTTGCGTTTATTTCAATAAAATCACCTAATTATAGTACTGAACGATTAATTTGTCTTGCCGAGTTCTATATGAAACTACTCTCTACCAAAAGCATTAGTCAAAAAAATGTTTTAAAACGTTTTGAAATCACCTGCGTTGGTAAACAAAAATCATTAAGTCAAATCAAAAATGAAAAGGCATCCAAATATAAAGAATTTAAACAGAAAAATGTTAGTCAAAACGCTAAAGAATATCAAATGTGGTTTTTTAGGTATATTCCTGGAAAACAATATACCAAAAAGAATAAAACACAGAAAAAGAAAATGCCAAAAAGAAAAAGCATGAAAATTATGAAAAAAGGTAATCAAGTGGACACAGTTGTAAATAACTTTCTTATTTAGATTCTTCATCGGTTAAATAGTAGTTAAAAACTCTATAGAACTATTAAACAATAAATAAAACAATCCAAATAATACGCTTTTTAGAATTAATCCGAATAAATTGAAATTCCCATCATCATTGTATATACGTAAAAAGGACAAATGTTTAAACATGTATACACTAATAATTGGACTATTAAAAAAGAAATACAATAAACTGACGAATACTGGCATTTGCACTAAATTCAGCAAATTGTCTAACTTACTTTCATTGCGCTTTTTCTGTTCATATAAACGTATATTCTCTTCTGTAATATCGTTGTGTCGTCTTACGTAATCATCATTTTCAGATTGCGGAACGTAATTCGGTTTGGTCATTTCATCCATTACTATACCTTGTTGGTTCATTGGAATATCCCTTGAAGGTAACTTTTGTGGCGCTTGATTCTGAAGTTGATCTCTGAATTGTTCAGGTAGCCCTACACTCTCTTTTATCGTATTTTGAAAACCATCAATCGTAATATTTGGTCTTTCTGGCTGTCCTTCTGGATTCGTTCTAATTGGATTTTGTTCTGAAATACCATATGGATTTGGATGAACATTTATTGGCGTATAATTAACTTGCTCATCGCTTAATTGCTTCGTTCTCATACTTGAAATACTAATTGTTTCAGGTGGTTCAGCACCATTTGGTATATTATTTCCACTAGGTAAATCTGATATACGAGTGGTTGAACTACTGTCCATGAACTATACAATGAATATATATGTTTCATTGTATAGTTTAACGAATTAATTATCATTCATTGACACAGGAATTATTTTCTTTGTATTATCACACTTATTATGTTCCAAACCATATTTATAACATTTTCCACCTTGTTTGTATATCTTATCTTCAAACTCACTTAATACAGGTCCTTCAAATTGTATACAATTCTTGGAAGTACAAACTCTTCTAAATAAACTTGCTAAACCTAGTCCTAAAATAATTGATATTGCTATTTTACCCGGTTCTGTTGTAAATAATCTTTTTAAATCCATATACATTATGAATGTAAAATAAAAATTAATTAATTTTGTATTGGAACCTCGCTTATTTCGTTTTTATTTACTGGACAAGGTACTTCCGTCTCTCTTAATGAAAAA